GGGGTATTTTCGCGCAGGCGGTTTCTGGCGGAACACGGCTCGATCCCGACGAAGAGACATTCGTCTCGCTCGAGAAGCTTTCGCGTGAGGCAGCGCACGAGTCACTCGCTGCTCGCGGAGGGCACCTGACCGACGACCAGTTCGACTCGCTTGCCGTCCACCTGCTCACGATCGGCCTTCGAGCGTGGAAGCGCTACAACGTCGCTCTTGCAACCTGCGTCGACCCCGAGACCGCAGGCGAGGTCGTCATGAGCCGCGACACGTTCGCCTACCGGATGATGCGCGGGCACCGTCACGGGAAGCTCACCGAGGGCCCGTACATCGACTGGTTGCGCACCAACGTCCGCGATGCGCGCTTCGACCCCGTGGGCTCCACCTCGGTCACCGAGACGGGGGAGCTTCCCGAGAGGGTTCTTCTGCAGAGCCAGTCCTTCGACGACCTTGTGCACGAGGTCTCGGCCGGCTTGACCACGCGGGCGCTTCACGCGCTGCACGCGTACGGGCGACCGATCTTCGAGGAGGGCCGTCGGGTGGCAGAGATAGCGTGCGATCACGAGGTGCCGCCGGAACTCGTTCGCGATCGTCTCTGCGAACTCGGCCGCGAGCTCGGTCTTGGCACCATGGCGAACGGTCTCACAACCTCGATCGACCTCGACGAGATCCTCGTCTGGACCGCAGCGGAGGCAGCATGAGCACGATCGTCAGGAACGTCCAGCTCGGAAGTCCTGCAGCGCTCCCCTCGAAGACCAGGCTCTCGCTCGCCGAGGGTATTCCCTTCAACGAGTGGCGCGAGATCGGCGAGCAGCTCGAGAGGGTCTCAGACTCGTCGCTGTGGTGGGTCGCCGACTGGGCCGCCTATGGCGATCGCTGGTATCGCAAGGACTACGGGCCGGCGCTCGAGCAGATCTGGGCGCGCAAGAGCCTGCAAAACCTGGCGAGCGTCGCTCGCCAGGTAGAACCTTCCCGGCGCCGGGAAGGTTTGACGTTCACGCACCACGCCTGCGTGGCCTCCCTGACACCCGCCGAGCAGGACGACTGGCTCGACGATGCCGAGCGCCAGGGGTGGTCGATGCGCGAGCTGCGCGAGGAGCTCCAACGAGCTCGCGGAGTGCTCGCGTCCGTGCCGACTCTCAGCGTGAAGCTCGTCGAGGCGCACTACCACGTCGCAATGGCCGCGGCCGAGAAGCGGGGTATGGATCCGCGTGACTGGGTGCTCGAGCAGATCGCGATCGGAGCTGAGCGCGAGGGCATCCCACTACCTCAGCTGGAGGCGGCGTGAGCGGTCTCGTCGAGGCCCTGGTAGTACTGCCGCGTGGCCTTCTCCGAGAGCCCGCGCGGGATCGCCGAGCTGGCTGGCGGCTCCGCATTTTCGGCGAGGGTGCTGAAGCTGAAAAGACGATTGAGTCGCTCTCTGGCAGACAGGTCGTCACTTTCAAGGCAAGGGGCGATTTCATCGGGGAGCGCTCCGAGTCATGGTGGATGGTGACGGGGTGCGACATCGTCGACCTCGCTGGGCGTAAGCTGTGGGCCGACGGGATCAAGCCCGGGATTTCGCTGTCAGCCGTGCACGGGGACTCGTTGACGATCAATCTCACGATACGACTGGCGCACCTGATGGCCCGCAAGATCGAGGAAGAGCTCGTCGGCTACCAGTTCGCTGTGCGCCAGGTCGAAGTCCCTGTCACCGACGAGAAGGGGAACCCGGTCTTCAACGGTGGCGATGGTGGCGTGAAGACGCAGCCGCAGTGGATCCTAGACCTGTTCGAGATCACCCCTCACCAGGCACACATCGTCCACATCCCCTTCTCACAGGAGGGCAAGGCTGCGCTCGTGCAGCAGCTCACCGGTGGGATCGCTGTCGTCGCTCAGATGCCAGGGTCGATCTAGTGCCGCACGCCACCGTCTGCGCGCGCCATTCACCTCCGGTTCTCGTCCCGGCCGGTGCCCGCTGCCCGGCGTGCCCAACCTCCTCGCCTCGCCGGACGCGCCGGAACCGCGAGCTAGGGCGAAACAGCGCGCACTGGCGGCGAATCTCAAAGCAGAGGATCAGCCTCGCCGGCGGTCTCTGTGAGATCGCCGGCGAGGGCTGCACGCGCAGAGCGACGAGCTGCGACCTGATCGAAGGAGGCGACCATTCGCGAGCCCACATCGAGGACACACGCGCGGCCTGCCTCAGCTGTCACGGCCGCGTCGACGGAGGGCGGCGGTGAGGCGGTACCTCGACGAGCGGATTGAGGTCATCGCTTTCTGGTCCTTCGTGGCAATCTTGAGCGCCCTGGTTCTCAGCTTCGTCTGGTGGATCTCCTGATGCCGCGCCGCACCGGATCCGGTCGCAAGCCGAAGGCGCTCGAGGACCACATCGCCGAGGGCACCTACCGCCCCGAGCGCCACGGCCCGACCGAGTCGGTGATCCGCAAGGCCGACGGGAAGCGGCCACCGCTGCCGCCCGGCTTCAACCTGCTCGAGAAGCGTGCCTGGAAGCGCCTGCTCGATGGTCTCGAGGCCGAGTCGCTGCTCGATCACGCAGACGCTCCGCTGTACGAGGTCTTCGTCGTCCAGTGGGCGCGGGTCCGTGAGGCACGGGCAGAGGTGCACAAGCATGGGACCCTCGTTACAGGACCGACCGGCGGTCTTGTCGCGAACCCGGCGATCAAGATCGAGCGAGACGCCTCCGACCGCGTGCGGCAACTAGCGGATCAGCTCGCAATCGGGATTCACACCCGTGCCTCGCTGAACCTCTCCATTGCACGCGGCCGTCGCGGCGACAGGACCGAAGAAGGCGACGTCGCGCCGAAGGCGGCCGACTCGATCGGCCCGTCGCCGCGCCTGAGATCAGTGAAGTGACGTGGCGACCGCTCGGACGCGGACCCGCCGCCGAGCGCGGGCGCAGCCTCCCGAGCGACTGACCTCGGGCGCGCACTTCGCGTCCTTCTGCGGGACCTACTGCCGGCACACGATGCAGGTGCCGGGCGGGCCTCGAATTGGCTCCCCGTTCGTGCTCGAGGACCTGCAGCGTGAGTTCTGGGATGAGGCGCTCGAGCTCGTGGAGGACCCGATCACTGGCGAGCTCCGCCGCGTCTACAACAGCGCCGGCAGGATTCAGCCTCGCAAGACGGGCAAGACGACCGAGCTTGGAGCCTTCTCGCTCTACGCCGCCGGGCCCTGGGATGGCGAGTACCGTCCTGTCGTCATCCAGGCAGCCGGCTCGAGGGGTCAGGCCGGCGAGCTCTTCGATCAGACGACGGCGTTCATCAACGATCCCGCGGGTGGCTCCCGCGAGCTCCGCTCCATCTTCGTCCCACGCCAGATCTCGATCACCTGCCCGCAGACGCGTGGCGTCATTCGCCGCGTCGCCGGCGACGGGAAGCTCAACCACTCCCTGAACCCGCATCTCGTCGTAGCCGACGAGCTCTTCGCATGGAAAACACGCCGACAGCGTGAGAACTGGAAGGCGCTCACGACGGCGCAGGGCGCGCGCGAGGACCCGATGGTCGTGTTCATCTCGGCCGAGGGCGAGGACGAAGACGACGTCCTCTTCGACCTCATGGAGCGCATTGGCAACGACCCGCAGACGGAGGTCGAGATCCGCCACCGGTGCTTCCGCATCTATCGCAACCGCGAAGCCGGGCTCCTCGTGTACCAGCACTCGGCGCCGGCGGGTACGCCGTTCGATGATCTCGAGACGATCCAGCTCGCGCAGGCCGGAGCCTCCTGGCGGACGAAGGAGCGGATCGCAAAGGATCTGGCGGACCCGTTCGTCGACGACCTCACGAAGCGCCGGCTCTACCTGGGGCAGCGCACCGCGGGCGCCGGGCGCTGGATCACGGACGAGCGCTGGGACGAGTGTCGCTCGTCACTCGAGATTCCCTCGGCGGCGATTGTCGCAGTCGGGGTCGACGGAGCGAGGACGCGCGACACCACCGCCCGCGTGATCGCCTGGAAGGAACCGAAGTCCGGGCGTATCGCCATTCGCTCGCGCGTGTGGTCGGCGATCGAGGTAAAGCCGCACGATGTGCTCGTTCCTGGCGGGAGACTCGACAACAACCTGGTCCGCAACGAGATCCGGGATGCTGTCATGGACGAGTGGACGCCCCGCCTGCTCTTCTACGACGAGCGCTACTTCGACACCCAGGCGAACGACCTGTCGAATGACGGGCTCGTCGTCGTCGAGATGCACCAGGGGAAACCCGAGATGCAGGCTGCCTGGGATCTTTTCTACGCCCTGATCCACGAGGGCCACAAGCCGAGGCTCGCCCACGACGGAGATCTCGTCTTGCGCCAGCACGTCCGAAACGCCGTCGGCGTCAAGACCGAGCGGGGTTGGAAGGTCTCGAAGGTGAAGTCCGATAAGCCGATAGATGCGCTGGCTGCAGCCGTGATGGCTGTGTACGCGGCAGAGCACCTCGACGAGTTCATGGGTGCGAGCTCGGGATGGAGACCTCTGTGAAAGTCTGGGAGAGCGTCAAGCGAACGACCGCCAGAGGCGTCAAGCAGATCAGCGCGCTGACGCGGATCGTCTTTCGCCGGTACGCGACCTATTGGGGGTTCGGGATCCCGCGGACGACCTTCGACTACGCGAGCGAGGTGGGCGACGGCACCGGCTCATCGACGGTCATGGCGCCTCTTCTGTGGATCGCGCGCACCTTCCCGGAGGCTCCGCCCGTTCTCTTTCGCAAGCTCGACGACGGTCAGGAGGAAGTGGTCCGCGACCATCCGGTCCTGCGACTGCTGCAGCGTCCGAATCCCTTCTACTCGGGTCACATCCTGTGGATGGCGACGCTCACCGACTGGAACGTCGACGGCAACGCGTACTGGCTGAAGCTACGAAATCGCACCGGCGCGGTGCAGCAGCTGTGGTGGACGCCCCACTGGCTCATCTGCCCCAAGGGCGACGAGCACACCTTCATCACGCATTACGAGTACCGCCCGGGTGGAGAGACGATCGACATCCGGCCCGAGGACGTCGTCCACTTCCGCTTCGGCCTCGACTCGGATGATCCGCGGCGCGGCTTCTCACCGCTCAAGAGCGTGATCCGCGAGGTCTTCACCGACGACGAGGCGGCGAACTTCACCGCCAGCCTGCTGCGGAACATGGGCGTGCCCGGTCTGGTCGTCTCGCCGGAGGGCGACTCTCAGCCGTCGCCCGACGACGTCACAGCGGTCAAGGCGTATCTGCGGGGTGCCTTCACGGGCGACAACCGGGGCGAGCCGATCGTGATGAGCGGGCCCACGAAGATCGCCCAGTTCGGCTTCTCTCCCGAGCAGCTGCTCCTACGCGAGCTCCGCCGCATCCCCGAGGAGCGAACGTGTGCAGTCCTCGGCGTGCCCGCGATCGTCGCCGGCATGGGCGCCGGCCTCGAGCGCTCGACCTTTACGAACATGGGCGAGGCTCGCGAGATGGCGTACGAGTCGAACATCATCCCGTCGCAGCGTCTGCTCGGCGCGGACGTTCACTTCCAGCTCGTGTCCGAGTTCGTCTCAGACGAGGAGCTCTGGGGCTGGCGCTTCGGCTTCGACCTCTCGCAGGTGCGCGTGCTGCAGGAGGATCTTTACCGCCAGGCCCAACGCCTCGACGTCGGAGTACGCGGCGGCTGGGTCAGGCGGTCGGAGGCCCGCAGAGCGATGGGGCTTCCCGTCTTGGACATCGACGAGGTCTACCTGATGCAGATGAATCTGGGCCAGGTCCCTGTGGACGGCGGACCCGCGATGCTCCTCTCCGAGGCGAACGGCAAGACCGGTGGCTCCGCAGACGACGTCGAGCGTGCCGTCGAGCGCGCACTCGAGCGCCGCGCACTCTCGGCGTAGAGCTGCTGCCGATTAGCGGGGCATGGCCGAGACCAAGGCGCTGCGAGCCGTCGAGATCAAAGACGCGGACAAGGGCACTGTCGAAGCGGTCTTCGCGACCTTCAACACGATCGACTCGGACAAGGACGTCACGCTCCCGGATGCGTTCGAGGAAGGCGCGAAGCTGCGCATCTCGGCCTATGGCCACGCTTCCTGGGGTCCCTCACGCGGTGCGAGCTCAGTCCCGCTGGCGCCTGTGGGCAAGGGCGTCATCCGCACGACGGCAGACGAAGCGATCCTCCAGGGCCAGTTCTTCCTGAAGACCGGCGGCGGCCGCGACACCTTCGAGCTCGTCAAGGAGATGGACGACCTCCAGGAGTGGAGCTACGGCTACGACACCCTCGAGTCCGAGCGGGGCACGTTCGAGGGGCAGAAGGTCAGATTTCTCAAGCGCCAGGTCGTCCACGAGGTGTCGCCGGTTCTCCTGGGTTCCGGCGTTGGGACGCGCACGCTCGCCTTCAAGTCGAAGCAGCTCGACTCCGATCTTCGCGCCGCGCTCGACAGCGCCGGCCGCGATCGCTTCGGCTCGGACACAAGCTCCGTCTGGGTAGAGGACTTCGACCTGGACGACGACTGGGCCGTCTTCTCGGTGTACGAAAAGGACGGCGACACGCGCTGGCTGCGCGTCTCCTACTCGCGCGATGAAAACGGCGCCGCAGCGCTCGCCGGCGACGAGTCAGAGGTCGAGCGCGAGACCGTCTACGAACCGAAGAAGAGCATGAGCTTTGCCGATGAGGCCCGAGCCGCGCATGTCGCTGCCGAGGCGCTCGTCAACCGCACGTCCTCCCTTGCCGAGGTACGGCGGGGTCGTCTGTCGACGACCAAGCGTGAGCAACTGGCGCCCGTCTCGAGCGCGCTCGGCGAGACGAAGAGAGCTCTCGACGAGTTGCTCGCGACGTCGGATCCCAGGAAGCACCGCGACGCCCTACTTCATGAGATCGCGCGGTTCGAGCGTCTGCGGGCGACTGAACTCATAGGAGGAACGAGATGAGCAAGGTAGTGGAGCTCCGAGGGAAGCTCGAAGAGCTGCGCACGAAGGCGGCAGCCGCATTCGCCGAAGCCGGCGACGAGCTCGACATGGAGAAGGTCGCCTCGATCGAGGGTGACTCGGCCGCGAAGGCGGCCCAGCTGAAGACGTGGAACGACGAGATGACCGGCCTCGCGAAGGAGATCGAGGAGATCGACGGGCTCTCGCTGATGAAGAAGTTCACGGACGACCTCGGCGAGATCGACGGTCATCCCGGGCATCAGACCGGCGGCCTGAAGGATCGAGGGGCAGAGGCGACCAAGACGATCGGCGAGCTCTTCGTCGAGTCGGACGCGTATCTGAAGCGCGAGAAGGGCGCGGTAGGGCCCGAGACGAACGTTCCGATCGACGTCAAGACGCTCTTCCAGACTTCGGCCGGGTGGGCGCCCTTCAACCCGCGCGGGCCCAAGGTGGTCGACTTCGCAACTCGACCGATCTCGGTGGTGGATCTCTTCCCGCAGGGCGCGACGACCGCTGCGGCGATTGTCTACATGGAGGAGACGACGTTCACGAACGCCGCTGTCGAGGTGTCCGAGGGTCTCGCCAAGCCGGAGGCCACGCTCGCGCTGACTGAGCGCTCGGAGCCAGTCCGCAAGATCGCGGTCTGGCTGCCGGTCACGGACGAGCAGCTCGAGGACGTCCCGCAGGCACAGAGCTACGTCGAGAACCGCCTGGGCTTCATGGTTCGCCAGCGGCTCGACCTGCAGCTCCTGGTCGGCGACGGCACCGCCCCGAACATCTCGGGGATCCTCGACCGCTCCGGGCTGCAGACGCAGGCCAAGGGTGCGGACCCGACGCCGGACGCCGTCTACAAAGCGATGACGAAGATCCGCGTCAACGCCTTCTCGGAGCCGAACGCGGCCGTCTTCCACCCGAACGACTGGCAAGACATCCGCCTCCTGCGCACGGCGGACGGGATCTACATCTGGGGCAACCCCGCAGACGCGGGCCCGGAGCGGATCTGGGGCCTCTCCGTCGCGCAGTCGACCGCGCTCACGGAGAACACCGGTCTCGTCGGCGACTTCGCCCAGTCCGAGCTGGTCATGCGCAAGGGCGTCACGGTGCAGGTCGGCTTCATCAACGACGACTTCCAGAAGAACCGGCAGTCGATCCGGGCGGAGCTGCGGGCAGCGCTCGCGGTCTACCGGCCGGCGGCCTTCTGCTCGGTGACGGGGATCTAGTCGTGAGGAACGAGACGAGCGAGGGGTCGGCCGGCGGCCGACCCCTCGCCCAAGGAGGAACCGATGCCATTCATTGAGGACTCTCGAAGGGTCGCTCGCGCCGACTACGACTTCGCAATCGACGGTGGTGCGACGGGCGACATCGCACTGCGGGGCGACAAGATCCCGCAGGGCGCGATCATCACGGACGTCCTGATCCACGTCGTCACCGTTCTGACCTCGGGCGGTGCGGCCACTGTGGCGATCAAGTCCGAGGGTGCGGCCGATCTGAACGCGGCCGACCTGATCTCGGGCGCGCCCTGGTCGACGGCTGGAGCCAAGCGCGGCGACTTCGTCGCAACCACGGCTCCGATCAAGACGACCGTCGAGCGGACGATCACGGCCACCGTCGCCGCGGCGACGCTCACGGCCGGCAAGTTCAGCGTCCTCGTTTCGTACATCGAGCTGGCGAGCTAGGAGGCTGGCGATGCCATTCGTGATCAAAAGGCTCAGCGAGACCGCGACCTCGTTCGAGGTCGGCGAGAACCTCTGGCTGAAGGCGGACCGAGAGACGGTCGTACACGAGGGAGACGGGGAGGCAGCGTTCCTGCTCGCCTCCGCCGGCAAGCGCCTGAGCATGGCCGACGCCGAGCGCTACGGGCTCGTGGCGAAGGCGAAGGTGAAGGGCGGAGATAAGCAAGCGGAGCCGTCCGAGAACAAGCAGGCGCAGCCCGAGTCCGCCAAGGACCTCGTAGCCCATATGGGCGAGATGACCGACGAAGAGCTCGAGAAGCTCGCAGGCGACGAGCGCAAGACGGTTTCAGCGGCGGTTGCGGCGGAGCATGAGAGACGGGCGGACGGCCAGTAAGGCCGATAGGCGCGAGCGATGGACCTGACAGGAGTAGCTCGCCCGACAGGAAGCCTCAGCCTCAAGGTCTTCCGGGGTGACGGCTCGGTAGAGCAGGTCGCCGTCAGGCGCCACGCTCCGCGCTCCTGGCCGGCCGCGATCGCTCTTCGTGACGTCGCCGAGCACGGTCTTCCGCAGGCGGGACTTCCCGAGGAGATCAACCGCTGGCGGCGCTCAAACATGCGCAACCTCTGGCGTGGGCTTCGCTCGCTCATGGGCGCCAAGCTCGTCGGCTCGACGCACGTGTACGGAGCCCTATGGCTCGAGGTCCTCCGCGGCGACGGCACGCGGGTCCCGTACGGGCTCGCCTCGCTGAGGGTGGTGACCGACACCGGCGTCCAGTTCCTCGTCGACGCGCTGCAGAACCTGACCGAGGCCGAAAACATGAAGTTCCACGGCTTCGGCACGGGCGCAGGAGCGGAGGCGGTCGGCAACACCGCGCTTACGACCGAGCTCACGACCCAGTACGCAACCGACAACACCCGCCCGACCGGTTCGCAGACCGAAGGTGCGGCGAACGTCTACCGCACGGTCGGCACGCTCGATCCGGACGCCGACGTGGCGATCACCGAGCATGGGATCTTCTCGCAGGCAGCGACCGGAGGGGGCGTCCTCCTCGATCGCTCGCTCTTCAGCGTGATCAACCTCTCAGGCGCCGGCGGCGATA